CCACCTTTTTTAGCAAACTCTTGTACCCATAGCTCACTAAACATAGTTGTGTATTGAGACATATCATAACCTTGGTGATCTAAATACTCCCAAGATTTTTGACCAATGTAATTTCTAAAATCTAAAAAGTCATTATCTCTCGTCAATGGTGTTGAATGAAACGATCTACCAAAGTCACCATATTCTTTAATATATTTTTTCTCTCTATTTTTTGCTTCTTTAATATATTTGTTACTTGCTTTATTTAACGATTTAACAAACTCTGGTTTTTCCTCACTCCATATTACAGTTGGAAAATAACTATTTATGTACATTTTTTAAAACTGAAAACAGACTTGGTTTTTCTTTAACAAGTTGTTCGCATAACTCCTTTCTTTCATTTAATTTATTAATACACTCCTCAAATTCTTTTTCAAGTGTTTCCTTATTAAACCTTCCGTATTTAATTATAGATACTTCATTTGTAGGTGCCCAATGCATACCCGCAGCAATGCAATGTAGTCCTCCTTCACTGCCAAATTTAAAATCATATGTTTTTTGCCATACAGCTCTATTCATACCACTTAAACCAACTGGTTCTAAATTTATTAAACTTTTTTCCCAAGACTTATTGTTACAGTTTTTCCAATAATCGGTATCGTTTCTATGAGATAAAGCATAATGTAATGCTACAAATTCAGAAAATTCTTTAAACATATGTTTACATTGATAATTAAAATTATCTCTATCCCATTGTGATATTTTATCTCTTTGTAAATTTAAAACTAATCTAGTTAAAAATTCGTGAACGGTGAACAAACCATTACTTTCTAATGGTTCTATAAATCCAGCAGACAATCCAATTGCCACTACATTTTTTACCCATAACCTATTATGTATTCCAACCCTCATTTTTATTTTTTTAAATTCTAAATTTTCTTGACCTAAATGGTTTTTAAATTGTTTTAATGCTGTTTCATCATCCACAAATTTACTTGAGTATACATACCCTGTTCCAATTCTTGACCACAAAGGTATATTCCAAACCCAACCATTTTCTATAGCAGTGCAATTCGTATAAGGAACTAATTCTTTTTCTTTATCTTTATATTTAATTCTTGTAGCCCAAGCAGAATCATTTGGTAACATATCAGAGTATGATTCAAAAGGTTCTTTTAAAGTTTTATCTAATAACAAAGATTTAAACCCAGTGCAGTCTATATATAAATCTGCTTTATATTTGTTATTTAAAGATGTAATTCCATTTTCATCTTGTTCAATAGAAACAACATCGTCAAGAATGTGTTTTATTTTTTTACAATAATTATTTTTTAACCAAAGACCAAACTTTGTTGCATCAAAATGATAAGCTCTTTGCACTTCATTTATGTCAAATTTGTTTTGATTAACATAAGCCATTTGTAAAGGAAAAATACAATCAGCGTAGTCTGAACAAGGAGTTTTTGGATATAACATTTTTTTAAACCACCAATCGTTTGTTCCTGCTCTTGTTCCTCCTGTAGCCGGTTGTCCAAAAGGATAATGAAAAGCTTCTCCTTTTTTATAAAAATCTGTAAATTTTATACTTAATTTATAACTTCCATCTACGTGTTTTATGAAATCTTTATCTTTAATTTTAAGTAGTCTCATCCAATCTGTGATCTGTGCAATAGTACTTTCACCTACTCCTACGGTAGCTATATTTTTAGATTCTATTAATGAAATTTTATGTTTAGGAAATTGAGATTCTAAAGTAGCTGCAGTCATCCACCCTGCACTTCCACCACCTACAATTAATATTTTCATTTAAATGGCTTTCCTAAATGCCATACTACAAGACTGTATCTTGTGCCTGCTGTTACTGGTTTAACTCTATGCCATACAAAACTAGGAAATACAATAATAGATCCTTTTGGTAATATCTCTTTACATTGTATTCTATGTTTTGATTCGTCTCTCATATGTGGATCATAGTTTCTAAAATCAAATTCTAATTCACCACCTTTGTATTCTGATCCATCTGTTAACTGACAAGTCATCGATAATTTTCTAATTCTGCCGTGCTCTGGATTGTTAACATCGTCTCGTTGATAAGGTTTATCCCAACTATCACAATGCCAATCGTAATATTGATTTAATTTATATTTTGTAAATTGACAAGATTCCGATCTTTCCCACTCAAAATTCCAACCTGCCATTTCATTTGCTCTGTGCACATATGGATGTAATTCTTTATATATCCAAGTGTCATTAAGCCATACTAGATCAGACTTTCTTTTACGTTGTATATTCTTAACATCTTCTTTTGTTAATTTTTCTTTGTTATAACCACCGGTTCTAGCTAACACTTCTTTTTGTTTATTAGCGTATGCTATAACATCGTCACAAAATCTAGGTGTTAATGCACCACTAAAATACCAATAATAATTAGATATATTCATAAGTTATAGTTTGCACAAAATTTAAACTATCTTTTTGATTATTAGTTAAGTAATACATATTAGTTGATGGAAACATTATAAATTTATTATTTTCTAATGGTATGTCCCAGCTTCTTCCTTTACGTCTATTATCTTCATAATGTATTCTGACCATACAATCTTTAACTTTTACACCATACAATAGTGTAAAATCTGGTGAGTTACGTAAATCTACTGGATCAATATTAAGTAATGGTGTTGTAGTTTCCGCAGGTTTATAAGTGTTACCCCACGTTTCTTTGTTCACTAAACCTATACCATATTCAAGACCAATGTGATCTCGCATATATGTATTTAACATATCCCAAGTTCTTGAAAATGGAAAATTTTTGTTTTGAATTATTGATTGTAAAATGTCACTTGATAATTTATCTCGGTCAATGTCCCAATCTTTAGGCATTGCCACATCACCATAATATAGAGCTTGCTCTGTTAATACTTTCTTCTGCATACCACCACCATTTTTAATTTATGCTTTTGCGTCTGTCAAGTCCCAAGATTGATCAGCTTCATTCCAAACGTAATACCAGCCGTGAGTATCTGCTTCATTTTGTGATTTTTGTTCGGCTGTTAATGCAGGAGGATCACCTATTGGTGATTTCCAAGATGCAGTTGTAGTATCTTTTACCCAAGATGAAAAAGGTTTTTTAGGCCAAAAGATATTGTTATCTTCATCCCATTCATAACCTATACCTGCGTAGTTTCCTCTAAATGCTTTTGAGTTATCGCCAGAGTTATGTTTATTACCAGATGTATTATATGAAGTTTGAATCCACATTTGTGCAGGCCAATTATTGTGATGTTCTAAATATTGTTGACCTACTGATTCATCTTCAACACCATCAGCATTTAACATATCTTTGTTATCAAGTGTTAATACTTGAATAACTTTACTGTTAGCTCCTAGTTTTGCAAAATGTGCCATAATGTTTCTCCTTATATATTAATTTTAATTACCATTCAACTACTGAAATTTATATCTTATTATTACAATTCCTGAACCGCCGGTTGCACCATTAGTACCATTAGAAAAACTAGCACCACCTCCACCACCAGAGTTAGTTCCACCAGCTCCACCATTTCCAGGACCTGAAGCAGCTGAACCTGCATTAATTGCTGATCCACCACCAGCTCCAGCACTATCAGTAGGAACAGATCCACCTCCACCTCCGCCACCAATTCCACCAGCTCCACCAGTGTTAGCGTGAGATCCACCACCACCGCCACCGCCCCAGTAGTAGTTATTACCATCAATATTATTTTGTTTTCCAGCGCCTCCTGCACCAGCGTTTCCACCAGTTCCACCAGCACCATTTCCACCAACTGCTGCGGCACCACCTCCGCCACCACCTCCAGATTGGTGACCTGCTCCTGATCCACCATCGAAACCTTGAACGGGTGATGCGGGTGAAGATTGAGCGGGAGTATTTCCTGACCCTCCTGCTGCTATTGGGGGAGCTTGAGTCCCAGGTCCACTAGCAGATCCACCACCACCGCCTGATCCACCACTAGCACCAGCTACTCCACAACCACCATCATAACCTCCACCGCCACCACCACCGTTTGAAGTGATTGTACTCCAAGTAGAATTAGAACCTGATGTTGCTGTCCCACCTGCACTAGGAGCAGCAGATTGTCCAGCGCCACCCCCACCAACTGTAATTGGATAAGCTTGTGCTGTAACTGTTTCTGTGCCTGCGTTACCATTAGGACTTGGAAAAGATCCTCTAAAACCTCCTGCACCTCCTCCACCAGAGTGTTGAGTGGCTCCGCCACCTCCACCAGCGACTACTAAATAATCTATTTTGTTAGAACCTGCTGCATTACCAGCATTACTTACAGTGAAAGTTCCTGGTCCTGTGAATGTATGAACTTTAAAATTTGTACAAACAGTGGCTGTTGTGTTTCCACCAGAAGCTGCAACAAAAGCTGGAGTTAATCCTGTTTCTGTGTCCTCTGCATTTTGAACATTAATCCAACCTTCAGTTCCATCCACATAAACTAAAGTAATAGCCTGACCATTAACATTTAATATTGCATCATCCGCTACACCACCTATTTTTTCAGAACCATTTGGACTAATTGTTAAATTATTTGTATTAAAAGTTCTTGTATAATCTGAAAGAGCTACAATTGCACCCGCTGATCCAGCAGGTAGGTTTACTGTAAAACCACCAGATGTTGTATTACAAAAATATCCTTCGCCACTTGCTGCTGTAAATGTGCTTGTTTTAATACTAGATGTTTGCCAATCTACTGCACCTGTTCTACCAAAACCTGTCTGTGTTCCATTGTTTGTAATTGTTACACCACTAGGAATTGTGAATGTGTCTCCACTATCCCCTAATGTAGTTGTACCACACGCTGTTCTTGGACTAATTTTATTTACTTTTATTTCACTCATATTACCTATTGAAATTTGTACCTTAATATTACTATTCCTGATCCACCGTTTCCAGCATCAGAACCATTATTACCAGAACCAGCTCCGCCACCACCAGAATTATCTCCACCATTACCACCTGTTTTATTTGAAGATGGACTAGTGTTAGAACCATTTCCTCCAGCATTAATTGCTGATCCTCCACCGGTTCCAGCAGTACCACTACAAGAACCGCCGCCACCACCACCGCCAATTCCACCAGCTCCACCTAAATAATCGTGAGATCCACCACCGCCACCACCACTCCAGTAGTAGTTATTACCATCAATATTGTTTTGTTTTCCAGCACCTCCTGCACCAGCAGTATTTGTTGGAGATGTACCAGCGTTAGCTCCAACTGCTGCAGCACCGCCACCACCGCCGCCTCCATAATTGTGACCAGTTCCAAATCCGCCAGCGTGACCTTGAACGGGGGATGCGGGCGAAGATTGAGGAGGAGTATTTCCTGCTCCTCCTGATCCTTGTTCACTAGTTGTGCCACCTGGAGCCCCAGATGCACCGCCGCCGCCTGATCCACCACTAGCACCAGCAACAAAAGGACCTGAACCATTGTAGCCTCCACCGCCACCACCACCAGCTGAAGTAATTGAATTCCAAGTTGAATTAACACCTGGCGTTGCTGTTGTATTTACGTTAGGGCCAGTAGGAGTTTTTGCTCCTCCACCCCCAACTGTTACTGGATAACCTTGAACTGAAACTGGTGTTGTACCTGCGTTACCATTAGGGCTTGGAAAAGATCCTCTAAAACCTCCTGCACCTCCACCACCAGAGTGTTGAGTAGCTCCGCCACCACCGCCGGCAACTATTAAATAATCTACTTTGTTAGATCCTGCAGAATTTCCTGCAGAAGATACACAAAATGTACCTGGACCTGTAAATGTATGAACTTTAAAATTTGTATCAACGGTTGCAGTTGTGTTTCCTCCTGTTGCTGCTACAAATTGTGCTCCTACTACTGAATCATCTACGTTTTGAACATTAATCCAACCTTTTGTTGAATCTACATATATAAAAGTTGCAGCTTGACCATCATTCGCTAACACTGCATCAGTTGCTATACCACCAATTTTTTCTGAACCATTTGGACTTATTGTAAAATTATATGTTCCAAAATTTCTTGCATAATCAGAAAAAGCTACAATAGCTCCTGCTGATCCAGCAGGTAAATTTGCTGTTAGAGCACTTCCAGAATTTATAAAATATCCTTCACCATTTACTGCGGTAAATGTAGCAGTCTTTGGTGTTGTTACCCAATCTACAGTTCCTGTTCTACCAAAACCTGTTTGCGATGCACCTGATGCAAGAGTAATGGTATCGCCACTTGCACCTAAAGTTATTGTGTTAGAGCTTTCATTAATGATGTTAGCACCGCATTGGTTTTGTATGTTGTTTACTTTAATTGTACTTGTCATAATTATTGATATTTATACCTTATTACAACTATACCTGATCCGCCTGCTCCACCAGTAGCATCTGTTGGTGATCCACCAGCGCCACCTCCTCCTCCAGTGTTAGCTGTTCCTGCACCTCCTGTGCCACCAGGCGAAGTTCCTGATCCACCACCACCTGATCCTCCTGAACCATCTGTACTACTAGAAGAAGCCCCACCTCCTCCTCCAGCTCTAGCAACTGGTGATAATGTTATAGATGATGTTACACCTGCACCTCCATTACCTCCAGCACCTGGAGAAGCATTAGAACCAACTGCTCCAGCACCGCCTCCTCCACCACCAGAATATTGTGGACCTGCAGAACCTTGTCCACCATTATTTCCTTGTGATGGACTTACAGGAGGCTCATTTCCTTTACCACCTAAATGATTAAAAAAACCACCTCCACCTCCAGATCCACCTTGTCCACCATTATATGTGCTTGTTGATGTTGAGCCATCTGAAATTGTAGTTGGTGGTCTAACTTCTCCAGGACTGTTATTCATTCCACCATCGCCACCTCCTACAGATGTTATTGTGCTAAAAATCGAATTTGAACCAAATCCATTTACATAAGCTCCTGGTCCTTTTCCTGTTCCACCTCCGCCGACTGTAATTGGATAACCTGTTACTGAAATAGGTAAAGAAGTTGAACTTGCTAATGGACTAGCTGCATAACTACCAGATGTAGTTGAACA